CTCAATGGGTATATAATAATAAATTATACTATGCAGATATGAAAAATGGCAAAGTAGACTACTCAACTAAGAAAGAGATTGTTTTGTGATTATTGCTGTAGAGGGAACTAAAACCTTTGATAATTATGATATTTTTATGAGGGCTATGGGAGTTGCTTTATCTATGCCTACTGTAGATACCGATATTCAAGTATGGTCACTCGGACCACATAAAATTAATAGTTTTACTGCATCATTTTGTAATTCATCAGAATCATTTTTAAAAAATAAAGGATTTAAAATTCATTTTTATAAAGTAGGACACGTATGGGTAGCAGATAATATATCAAGTGTTAACTATTATGCATTCTTTAGCCTACCAAAAGAAAATGAATCTAAGATGTGCAAACTAGCACAAGATATAGAAGGGTGCGAGGTTGGAATCTTTAGATATTAATAGTCTATCAATAATTTTGTTTACAATACAAACAATATCTACAATTACTGTATTGTTAGTTTTATTAAAACAAAGTATTTTATCAGCATTGTTTTCACTCATATCCTGGTTATTTTTACAAATATGTTTTTCTGTATATGGATATCTTACAGATCAGTTAGGGTTCTTATTAATGGGTGCTACCAACATACTATTGGGACTAGTAACAACTATATTAAAAGTAGGTCAAAAGGATGAGGCTATTAATGAAGATAACTAGCATTGAAATGATGGATCAAATAATAAAATCTAATACAAACATGGAATGGGATAGTTGGTCTGTAATTGTATATACAGATGACGATGGATATTTTACAAAAAATGGAGTATTTAAAGATGGAAAATGGAAAACAAAATATGTATTTAATATGAAAGATTACGGTATTTGGGATATACCAGATAGGTTTTTAAAACATGTACAAGTTTGATGACAACAGATCGTGTCTTGGAATGGATACAAATCTATTCTTTGAAAAATATGAAGAAGATATAATTGTTAGAGAAGGAATTGATTCTTTATGTTCTCAATGTCCAGCACAAAGAAAGTGTCTTGCTTATGGAGTCAGTAACCAAGAGTGGGGCGTTTGGGGTGGAGTATATATTGAAGCAGGTAAAATATCTAGAGAATTTAACAAACACAAAGATAATGACGCATGGTTTAAAGTATGGTCTGGTGCAATGATGGATAAAAATGTATAACGAAGTAATGAAGAAAGCATTTAAGTCAATACCAGTACCAAAAGATTTTAATGTACACATTGTAGACTATGATAGTTTTTTGACTATAAGATTCTACGAAAGTCAATGGAGACATTATAGTGAAGCAGAAAGGTTTAAGTGCGTTACTTACATGTTAAATGTAAAACAAGCACTTGAAAAGTTAGGGGCTAGAGTGGCATTAGATCCAGTCCTTGACTTAGAAACACCAGAGGATAGAGCGAAGAGAAGGAAGGTAAAATAATGCCGCAAGTAATAACAGCAGTAGGTAATTTAGTAAAAGATCCAGAGGTTAAAACTTTTGAAAAAGGGTCATTAACTAAATTAAGAATTGCATGCACAGACAGAATGTCTGACGGTAACGGTGGGTGGAAAGACGGCGACACAAATTTTTATGATGTTGCTGTTTGGAAATCACTAGGAGAATACGCTGCTTCAACACTTAAAAAGGGCGATAAAGTAATCGTTCAAGGTAAGTTAAAGTATCGTGAATTCAAACGTAATGATGGAACCAATGGAAATGCATATGAAATTGATGCAACAGATCTTGGTATATATCTTACAAAGAAAACTGCTGGTAGTTCCAGTAAAGTAACATTAGTCCCAGCAGAAGGTTCAACAACCGTCTGGGGATAATTAAATAGTATAATAATTAGAGGGTGGGTAAAACTACCCTCTATTTTATTTTTATAAGGAGAAATATAATGGGATTACCAATTAAAGATGGAAAGATTACAACTCACTACAAAAAACTTGGCAAAATGTGGTCAAAAGGTTATCATACTGGTGTTGACTTCGCAGTCAAAACAGGAACTGAAGTAGTTGCAGTCGCAGATGGAAAAATTGAACCAGCAAACTGGGGAAAATCATATGGAACTCAAGCAGTACAAAAAGTTGAAGGTGGATGGGTAATTTATGCACATTTATCAAAACTAGATGTAAAGCCTGGAGATAAAGTTGTAGCAGGACAAAAAATTGGAGAATCAGGTAATACTGGTAACTCCTCTGGTCCACATTTACACTTTGAAATGAGAGACAATATTAGATGGTCAGCAGGTAAAGATTTAGATCCATCCAATATACTTGGCGTTAACGCATTACCACCAGCCAAGAAATAATAGATAATATCTAACATTTTCGTGTTAAAATTATATAGGTGTATATTTTACACGGGAGACGATTGGAGTATTGTCCAAAAGAATTAAAATAAGAATAATGCTTTTAGTTCCAACGCTATTAGCATTATTCTTTTCTTATGTGCCCGCAAATTCTACTCAAGATCCACCATCTTATTATCCAAGTGGTCCGCAACAAAACATTGATAAATCTGTAGTTGAATCTGGTGGATGGATTCTTTGTTGGTCTGGAACATACGATGGAAACGATTTACTGTCAAATATAACTACGGCTTGTGATTCAGATTATATTATGTATGCTGGTGGACTAACTAATAATTCTAATTTAATGCTTCTTGCTGCAGGTCAAAAAGAAATAGTATTTACTGCTCAACCAGGAATGTCTAATCAAACAATATTAAACAATGGAACATATTGGTATTACAACCCTACTGGTATGGGCTCTATGGGTTTTGCTCCAAATAGTAATATTCAACAAAGTTCTGCAGACGTATATGCTGCATGGGGAAGTGGAGTAGATGATGGATCTTTAAGATTATCTTGGCATACTAATCATTGCGGTGATGGAAAAATTTGTAATGGATGGAGAGTTGGAACAGTAACTGGATTAAACTGGGGAACTGAATATACCAGATATATTTATGAATCAACTGGTGGTCTAGCAGCAACTCCTACTCCTACTCCAACACCTACAGAAACCCCTTCAGAAAGCCCTACACCCACTCCTACGCCTTCAGAAACAATAGAGCCTACTCCAGAGCCTACTCCGACTCAAACTCAAAATCCTGAGCCAGTTGATCCAGGTCCAGATCCAACACCTGTTGAGACACCAATTGACGAACCAGTAGAAGAAGTGCAAGAAGAAATACAAGCGGAAGAAGAACAAATTTTAGAACCTTCACCAGAACCAACTCCTATAGAAGAAATTATATCAGAGCAAGAAGAAGTTAATAATGCTATTGATGAACTAATTGTTAATGAAGAAGAAATATCCAATGAACAATTAGACAATATTACAGAATTATTATTAGAAAACTATGAAATAAATGAAGTAATGCCAGTAGCAGAGTTATTAGAAAATTTATCTGATGATCAAGTGTTAGAACTTTTAAAACAATTAGACGAGAATCAAATTATTGAATACCGTGAAGGTGTTGAATTAGAAGCAGGTGTTGCTGTTGTCTTTGAACAACTAGCAGACCCTGCAGCCCTTTTGGGAGAGTTTGTATCAGATCCAGGCCAAGTGTTAGAAGCACTTGGTCAACTTGGTGCTGATATGACAGAAGAAGAAAGAGAAGACTCACAACAAGTAGTTATCGCTACAGTTATTGTTAGTCAAATTTTAGGATCTGTAACTATGACTTCAAGTATAGTACAGATGAATGCAAGAGCAGAAATAAGGAGGATAACATGATAAAGGCAATACTAAAACCTTTTAAATTTATCTTCAAAGCAATTAAGTTCGTAGTTATGTTACCCATAAGCCTAGTTAAGTTTATTCTAAGCAAGGTTTGGGCGGTAGTTAAATATGTTCTTAATCTTGTTTGGAAGGTAGTTAAAGGAATATATGAAGGAATAGTCGTGGTAATTAAAGAAGGTATTCAAGTTATTACCTGGATTATTACAAGTATCTATAATGCAATTAAATGGGTATTTGAAAAAGTATGGAAGTTAGCAAAATTTATATGGGCATGGCTAGTAGAAGCATTTGTAGAAACATTAAACCAATTGTGGACATTACTAGGTATGTTCGCAGCATGGTTAGTTCTAGAGGGTAGTGCAAAAACTATCGTAGGGTATGCAATCATATTAGTTCTTATCGTATGGCTTATAACTATGCGAATAAGGGAAGGAGATGAATAATGGCTAAAGAAACAAAATTAGATGATGAAAAGGCAATGGGTGCAGTAAGCGGTATCAAAAATATTCTACTTAGAATAATCGCTGTATTTGCAGCCAACGGTCTTGGAGTTATCGGTGCTGGTGCAATCATCGGCATTGATACAATGAGTGCAATCATTCTTGCAGGCACCCTAGGTGTTGCTACAGTGGTTGAAAAATTAGCAAGAGGATTTATTGATGATGGAAGACTAAGCATCGATGAAATCAATGCTGCATTTAACTCAGTAGATAAAAAAGCAAATTAGTAGTCACGGGAAGTCCAGATCAAGTTATAGGGGCTGGAAGTTTTGGGTCGGAGGGTTGCCTAAAACACTTTGAAGGAGTATAATAGTATCCATGTCTGAATCAAATTACTGTGAAGATTGTAAGCGTTTAAAAGATATTGCCTGTACATGTGGCATGACCTTTGCAGAAAAGATTAAGACGACCTCTGTTAACTGGGCTACTTGGTCAGATACTAGAAAAGGCTCTTGACTTGGCAACTACTTGCGGGTATAATAATAATAAGTTCTCTTCTTTTATTAACAGAAGAAGACATAATGAAGCATATAAGAAAGAAGTTTAATGTCAATAAACGCAAGAGGAATTCCGACAAGCGTATGTCCTATTTGTGGTACTAATATATTTAAAATTTTAGTTACTTTTGATGAAGAATATAATATAGAACAATATTTATTAGACTCAGAATGTGCAGAATGTGGTACACTTGTCACCGCTCCTACACCATTAGATTTGAAAGCGTAACACATGCTTCATAGTGGTAAGGTTGGATCTAAACTTATTATAAATGGATTTACAATCAACCCAATAAAAGATAAAGATGCTTTTAAAATAAGCATGACTGGATTATTTGACTATGAATATAAACAAAAACATGTTTGTGATTTTGATACCATGACTACTCATGTAAATTATTTAAAAAAATCAATAATGGATGCTTATGTTGTTGATATAAAAACACAGTTTGATGAAGGGATTATGGGTTTAGTTATATTAGAAAATGGATATTATATTTTAAGATTGATATACAATAAACATCCAGCAGAGGTACAATTTGATCTATACCTAGATGATCATATGATAGATCCAGATTTAATAATTGATCATCTATGTGCTCCATCAATACCATTCGATGGCTTTGGACTATTTGACTATACATACTCTCTTTCTAAGGTAATGAAACCAACAACTATTTTGTCTGATGTATTTAATAATATAAGATATACTAACAATGAACCATTTAGCATGAGTCAATTTAATGCTGATGAAAAATATTCAATTACCTTAAATCAATTAAAAGATATACATTGTTTTTATTGCAATAATAAAGGTGAAGTTTTTGGCTTTAGGGGAGAATCGAGAAAAATAATAAGTGTATGCAAAGATCATTTAAATTCATTTGATGCTTCTCATCAAGAGCCAGGGCACGGAGATAATCATGATCAAGATAAAAGAATAGTAAGAGACTATCTTAAAAAATTTGTTAAAATATTTGATAAAGATAATTATGGTAATATAGTATCTAAACATATAAAGGGAGAGTAATGGCTAAAGGTAAAGGCGGAAAAGGCGGGGGAACCCGTAATCCTAATAGAAATAACGGAAAGGCTCCAAAGAAAAATCCTAAAGAGCCTAATGTTGGTGCCACTGGAAAAAGTCGTGGTGGATATAACTTAAAAAAGAAAGCAGCAAAAGCAGCAGCATGGGATCCAATTAAAAAACGTATTGCTAGAAAGGCTCGTAGAAAGGCTGCAGGTCTTGCATATAAACATGGAATTAGAACTGGTCAATTAAAGAAGTCTACGGCTAATGCAGATTCATAATAGGGTATAATAATACTATGTATGAATATCGTGTAAAGAAAGTTTATAAAGTAGTAGATGGAGATACCATTGATGTTGATATTGATTTGGGCTTTAATGTTTCTTACTTCCAACGTGTCCGCCTTGCAGGTATTGATACCCCAGAATCTCGTACAACAGACGCATATGAAAAAGAATTAGGATTGCAATCAAAAGAATGGCTAAAGAAAAAATTAGAAGGTGCTGAAAATATTGTTATTAAAACACAAAAACCAGATTCTTCTGAAAAGTATGGTCGTATTCTTGGAGATCTTCACATTAAAGGTTTTGATAAATCATTAAATCAAATGATGATTGACGAAGGATACGCATGGAGTTACATGGGAGATACTAAAGTTAAAGATTTTCCAGCATTATTGGCTAAAAGAAAGTAGAAACTTATGATAGTTGTTGGCACAACCACAGCAGCATTCGCCATGGATAACCCAGATACCTGGGGATCTTGGATGAGAAATGCTGAAGCAGTAAAAGAAAATTTTCAAAGATTTGCAAACTTTTCTGACATAAAATATTTTGCAGCATTACAAGTTGATGCAAGAGGTATAGAACCATTCAAGCCTTTTATTGAAAGATTAAATGCTATTGGCGGAGAGTATTGGACATATTCTCTTGATGATGGTAGAACAAGTGTAACTACAAGAAATAGATTAAGACATTTAACAGTTGGACAGAATTTAGTAACAGATTATTGTGTTTCTAATCCAGGCATAACTCATCAACTATTTATGGCTGCAGATTGTATGCCTCCCGATGATGTAATTCCTAAAATGTTAGAAATGAATTATCCACTTTGTGCACCATTTATTACTACTTATAACCTAAGAGGACCTAGAGTTCCAGAATATCCATATCATGTAGAAAATGCAATGGCTTCTGCTGCTGCTATATTTATTTCTAGACAGGTGTTTTCAAAAATAAGATGGCGTTGGGATTTAGATACAAACATGTCAGATGACCCTTGTTATCATAATGATGCAATTAAATATTTAGGAATACCAACACATGTAAGACATGATTGTATTGCTAAACATTTTCCAGAATCGATTGGTGCAATTGAAACTCGTGGTCATGATATGACGGTACATAGATGATAAAAAGATTAAGACCTAAATGGTCAGATGAAGAATTAGCAAAAATTTATTCTACTCCACATGATCATAAAAGATTTGGTCGTGGACATGGAATCAGAGTAGAAGTAACACAAAATATATTAAAAGATATGGCTAGAGAAGTTGGTGTAATGTCTGCTGCTGATTTAAGTTGTGGTAATGGTGCAATATTAGAAACTCTTAATGTTAAAAAATATTTTGGAGACTACGCACCTCAGTATCAATTTACTGGTCCATTAGAAAAAACAATACATGAAATTCCAAATGTTGACATTTATGTATGCTCTGAAACATTAGAGCATTTAGATGATCCAGGGTACGCATTAAAATTAATTAGAGAAAAATCTAAGTCATTAATTTTATCTACACCTATAGAAAAGTGGGATGACAATAATGATGAGCATTACTGGGCATATGACCGTGAAGGCGTAGAACAATTAATGAAAGAAGCAGGATGGACTCCTAATATATTTTTATTTTTAGACACAACAGTGTTTGGTGAACCTTATAAATATGGTATATGGGGATGCAAATGAAAATATTAATTACTGGACATAGAGGTTTTGTTGGTAAATATTTTTGTGAAAAATATAAGGATCATGATATAACAGGAATAGATATCATTGAAGGAAATGATGCAAGAGATTTTTTTAAAGTTAATCAAGAATGCTATGATTTAGTTATACATTTAGCAGCAGTTGTAGGTGGTAGGGCAACAATAGAAGGTTCTCCACTTTCTGTTGCAGTTGATTTATCTATTGACTCAGAGTTATTTGGTTGGGCACTTAGAACTAGGCCAAGTAGAATAATTTATTTCTCATCGTCTGCAGCATATCCAATAGAAAAACAATATAGAGATTCAGGATATAAATTAAAAGAAGATGATATAGATTTGAACAATGTTCGTAATCCAGATTTAACTTACGGATGGTCAAAATTAACTGGAGAATATTTAGCACAGTTTGCACAAGCAGCAGGTATAAAAGTAAATATTTTCAGACCATTTTCAGGATATGGAACTGATCAAGACTTATCATATCCATTTCCATCATTTATAGATAGATCAAAAAAGAAATTAGATCCATTTCAAATATGGGGAGATGGAGAACAGGTTAGAGATTTTATTCATATGAGAGATGTAGTTAATGCTGTTGATGAGGCAATCAAACAAGACATAGAGGGCCCAGTTAATTTAGGTTGGGGTAGACCAACTAGTTTTAATGAACTTGCTTCTATGGTAACTAAATTTAATAAATATAGTCCAAATATAGAACATCTTACAGCACAACCAACTGGAGTTTATTATAGAGTTTGTGACCCTTCTAAAATGTTAACTTTTTATACGCCAGAAATTAGTCTTGAAGAGGGCGTAAAAATGGCACTAAAAGAAATAGTTTAACATGAGCGTTGCACTTATTGTTGGCATCACTGGTCAAGATGGCAAACTTCTTACTAAATATCTGTCGTCATTAAACTATAGAATATTTGGTATCACTCACGGACAAGATTTAAATAAAAGAGAATTTTTTAATGACTTTCCTAATGTAACTTTGCTTGAAGCAGACGTACAAGATATTAATAGTTTATATAATGCATATATTTATTGCGGATACCCACGGGAAGTTTATAACCTATCAGCAGTAAGTTCTGTAGGTTTATCATGGAAGCAACCCAGTCTATCTTATGAGGTTACTGGTTTAGGAACATATAATTTATTAAGTTCTATTTATAATTATTATTCAGATTTAGATAATTCAGAACAATATATAAAGATTTTTCATGCATCTAGTTCAGAAATATTTGGTAATTCGAAAGATATACCACAAAATGAAAATACAAAGATAGATCCAATATCACCCTATGGCATAGCAAAAGCATTTGCACATAATAATATAAAGATGTTTAGAGAAGGATATAATATGTGGGCATGTTCAGGAATTTTATACAATCATTCATCTTTTTATAGAGGTGAGGAGTTTGTAACTAAAAAAATTACAAAGGCAATTGCTAGAATAAAGTTAGGAAAACAAAATAAATTAGAATTAAAAAATATAGATCATGTAGGTGATTGGGGTTTTGCAGAGGATTATATAAAAGCAATGCACTTAATGCTACAAAATAAAAAACCACAAGATTACATTATATCTTCTGGTGAAAAACATTCACTCAGAGAAATGATAGATATAGGCTTTAAACATGTAGGCATAGATACGTGGGACAAAGTTGTTTCGTATAATAAAGATAGTGGTAGACCTACTAATACTAATCAATTATTTGGAGATAACTCTAAAATAAAAACAGAGTTAGGTTGGAGTCCAGAGCATACGTTTGAACAATGGGTATGTAAAGTAATAGATCAGGAGTTAGATTATGAGCAATAAAATATATCATTTTTATCATATTTGGGCAGATGGACAATGGAAAGATCCAGTATCAGAACATATTGAAGCACTTACAATGTCTAATTTAATAAATAATATTTATTCTTTTAATATTGGGATAGTGGGTACAAAAGAAAATAGAGAAATGGTTAAGTCATATTTAAATGAAAAAAATATAAAGTTTAATGTTTGCAAAGAAGTCGACAGTGGATATGAACAAGAAACTTTAGATGAAATTTCTAATTTAGAATATATAAATAATCTTGATGAAAATGCTTATATTTTATATGCACATGCAAAAGGGTCTTCTAATACTGAAAATTTTGAAAAAGAATGGCGAAAAGCATTAACACATAACCTAATAATAAAGTGGGAGGATTGTGTTAAACTATTAGCAGATAATACAATAGTTGGCAATCAATACACAACACAGCATAATATAGCACAAATTCCAATAACTGTGGCTTATCCAAAAGGCAAAACATTAATTAAACACGGTATGTATAATGGTAATTTTTGGTGGAGTCATTTAAAAAATATACAAAAATTAGGTAAAACTATAAAAATAAAAAAGCCTGACGGGACATATGATAGAGGTTCTGCTGAAACATGGATATCAAATCTTTGTTATACCGTAGATGGAGATAGTAGATTTAGTGCATATAGCATATCAGAAAATAATTCCAGTTATGGTGAAATAAACTCTAATATTATTTATAATAACATAAAAGAATTAATAGATGATTTAAAAAATAATAAAAAGATAAAACAAATACAACATATAGAAGTTATAATTTTAAATATTAACTATGATGACCTATACGATACTCCTTTTAAAATTACATTAGAATCATGGCAAAGAATTGGTGGAGACTTAAAGTATAATCATGTTTTAAATTTTAAACAAACATTTTTAGTTAAAAGTAGTGGCGTATTATTAGAAGTTTTAATGTCATGAGCAACGTAATCTACACAATTAATAAACAATATTTAGACTTGTTTAGAGCGTCATGTCAGTCTTTAATAGATAACTCTACAGTTGGATTAGATATATATGTACTAACAAAGTATGGTGAATTTAGTAATAAAGAACAAAATATAATATCAAATTATTTTTCATCACAAAGAGATAATGTAAAACTTACCTTCATTACAAGCGATCTATTTGAAAAGTATAGCGATGAAGGAAGGTTTTATAAAAGCCTATGGTTTGGTGATACGGTATTTCTAAGATTATTTATACACGATGCTTTACATAAGGATTGGGTAACAGTTTTAGATGCAGATACAATAGTTATTGATAACATAGATGATCTTCTTACAAGGGAATATCATATGCCTATAGCGGGTACACTAGATCTTAACTATACAAAGGATACAGAATACCCATACTTCTGTTCGGCGGTATATAAAGTATCACTTGATTATTGGAGAAATAAAGATATAAATACTAAGGTATTAGAATTATTAAAAGAAGAATATCCATTTCCAGAACAAGATATTATGAATAGAATATTTTTACACAATAAAAGCATACTACCTATGAAATATTGTGTACAAAATTTTTATGCCAACTTGGGTCAAATAGCAGTGTTAAATAATCCATCAATAGTTCATTTTGCTGGGCCAGATAAACCTACACTTAAAGATTATGCAATGACCAGCAAGTACGATGTTATTTGGTATGAGTATGAAGTCAAAACAAAACCTTTGATGTCATTGTTACATTAAAATATTTAAAGTTTCTTTATTAAGTTTTGATTTAGCCTTGTTATATCTAATTTGATAATCTTTTTTATAATCGTAAGTATTAAAGTTTTTATCAACAATATTAGATTGTATTACTCCCCAAAGATACCAGGTATAACTAGAAACTATACTATAAAGTTTAGCCTTGTTAGCATTTTTTTTATCCCAATACCCAAAATATTCACTAATAATATAATCTAATTTAATAACATTTAAATCAGACTCTACCCACATATGACCTAGTTCATAACATGGATCGTTATTTCCAGAGTATTCAAAGTCTATAAATTTATATCCTGATTCTGTAATAATTATGTTATTTGACATTAAGTCATTATGACAAGCAACTGTCGGTCCTTTAACACTATTAAGGTACTTTCTTATTTTATTAATATAAAACATATTCTTTTTATGTTCAAGAAAAGATTCTGGTAGTTTATAGTTATTTTCTTTACATACTCTAAGAAACTTATCCATTAAATCAAAAATATCAAAATCATTTACAAATCTTACACCGTTATGTAATTTTTTAATACTTTTTACAATATTAAAAAGCGTGGAGTTATCTAATAAGTTGTCGTTATTAAGAACTACACCATCCAAGTATTCAGTTACCATCATTTTATTGATTGCATTTGTATACAATACTTCTGGCCCAATGCCACTTTTGTGTGCTATTGTTGAATTAAATGATTCACAAGTTCTCTCAATACCCAACTTATCTGCATTCTTATTCCATAGTTTTAATATTCTATCTTTATTATTATCTAATGTTATTCTAAAAACCCTATTGGTTGTGCCACCAAACATAGGATAGTATTTAGTCCAATTTTTTAATGGGGGTGTCCTATCTAATTTATTTCTAAATATTGTTTGACCTGATTGATATGGTTCACCGAAAGGTGGTATGTTATTTCTTTTATATAACTCTTCTAGCATTGATCCTCTTTACTTTATGCTCACCCTGAGATATAATTATAGCATGATGCACAGATGTAATCAAGCCCTAATACTTGCGGCGGGTATGGGAAAAAGACTTAGTGAAGATAAGCCTAAATCACTCATAGAGTTTAATGGTAAGACCCTATTAGATAGAAAAATAGAAGTATTTAATAATAATGGTTTTGAAGAAATAATTATAGTTGTGGGATATAAAGCAGAAATGATTGAAGATGCTGTTAAAAAATATGACAATGTAACATTAATTTATAATTCAAACTATAAAGAAAGTCAAACTATGGAATCAATATCTGCAGCAGTTCCATACATCAAATATTGCTGTGTACAAACAGAGGGAGATTTAACTTTTGACCCAATGGTTATTGATGAACTTCTGTTAAATTCTTCAAATACCATGGTGCATAGTGAAATTAAAGAAACAAATTCTGTTTCTATACCACATTTTGTTAATGGTAGGTTAAACGGATTTAGAAGAGAAGTGGAATATAGAAGCGGAATACAACAACCACCTAATTTTGTTGGACCCTCTCACTTTACAAAGAATATGCTAGAGTCCATGACTAAACATAATATTGATAGTGATTATAAGTTACTTTATGAAGAGGCTGTTGCAAAAGCGGTAGAATTAGATTCTATACCTCTTTCAATTTTATATTATCCTAAATTAAGATATTGGGATTTAAACAAGCAAGAAGATTTTGAAAAAGTAGAAAGTCTTATTAAAACGCTAGATGAGGAAGATTCTTTGACCAAAGGTCCCAATCATTTGGGTAATCAAAATCTTCTGTTTCATCATCCCATTCTACCCAATTAAAATTTTCTTTTAAATGAGGATCTTCTGTATCAAGTCCAGCCATTATTCTATAAGTCATTTTTGAAGACTCTTCCATTATCCAAGGGTAACCCATTTCTCCATTTTTATATTTTTCTACATATTCTTTTGTTAATTTTGAAGCAAGTTCAGCAGACTGTTTAAGTTTATTTATGTGGGTATGATTATAATACCAGGCAAACATTTCTCCATAAATTTTTTTAGTAATTTCAGAGTTCCTCCATCTTGCATAAAAATGCCAATCTTTTGATTGATTATTTATTAAATGTTTTATTAATTCTTCTGTATAATATATGTCTCCATATAATTGAATAGTTATGCCACTTTCATTAGACATACCCTCTGTGCTTGAAAATTCATGATCTGGGTATAGAGAGTCTTTATCAAAAACTGTTTCAGCCCAATTGCATCCAGGAATTATATACGAGTCAACATTTCTTTTATTACAAGATACCCAAACGTTATCTGCATTGTTTTGTAACAAAAGTCTTTGAGTTCTATGTATAAGTGGTTCACCCTTTATAGGTATTAAGTGCTTAGGAACTCCTAAATAGTTGTTCCACCTATCTGGTTGATTTAATGGGTAAATTTCTTTATATATTTTTATATATTCGTCAATATTATCTAGATTTCTATCTCCAGCAAGTATTATAAACTTTTTATCCATAGACCCTATGGTATCATATATATGAAGATTGGAGTAAATTGAAATTCTTAATAGGCACTACCATGGTTCCATGGAAATGTGAAAAAAACGAACATTTAGACTGGTTAAAAAATAGAAAGCAAATTATAGATAAGTTTCCTAATAGCAAATTTTTTGCAGCACTAGAAACCGATGTAAGAGGCATAGATCCTTTCATGGATGTTTTAAGAGCACTTGGCGAAGTTGGTGGAGAATATTGGACATATCAAATTAATGACCATGTTAAAAAAGTTGGATCTCAAAATAGATGGATAAGAATGGAAACTGGACGTAATCTTATAAGAGAATTTGCACAAAGAGATACCTGGTTACAGGATGCATCACAGAAAAATTTACCACCAGTAATTAATTTTGATGCAATAGTTTATATAGATAGTGATATAGAAATTACACTAGATATGATAGAGTCAATGTGGAATGCTAAAGGTAATATTGTAAGCCTTGATTTTCCCCATTATGGAGGCCCTAGCGTGGCGGGTATGATGATAAAAGCACCTTTATATTTTGATTTACCCTTTTATCATAACTCATATGAAAAGATTAATGATGATTTCAAGTTTCAAAAAGAAGCAGAAAAAAAGTTTGAAAAAGTACAAATATTAGATAATATTAAAGTAGAAACATTAAATAGCACTATTCCAGTAGAGGCTAGACAAATTCCAGATAGGATGCTATAATATTTACATATCCTGCCAAACGGGGGATATAACCACTCGCTATAAAAGGAGGCAACATGGTAGGCTCATTGCTACGAACAATGCAACTCGAACCCTTTTTCTTGGGATTCGATGACTCGTTCAATAAGTTGCTTGGATTAAGAAATGATCTTAACAAGCACATTTCTAGTTACCCACCTTACAATATCAAAAAATTAAGTGAAAGCGAATTCGAATTAGAATTTGCTATTGCTGGTTTTGATAAGAGGGATATCAAGGTAACAGTGAACAACGGCAAACTCAATGTATCTGGAACAATGTCTGATATTGAAAATGAGGGTAAGGAATATCTACATAAAGGTATTGCTACACGCTCATTCGTTTCAACATTTGCTCTAGGCGAACACGTTGAGGTTGAATCAGCCGAGGTAGATAATGGATTACTCAAAGTAAGAGTAAAAAAATATATACCAAAGCATTTACAACCTAAAGAAATTGTAGTAAAATAGAAGATAATTTCCTTGGTAGGGAAATCTCCTAAGAGAGGTGGGGTTGACAACAACCTCACCTTTCTGCTATTATTGACTTCTACAGATCGGAGAAGTATGGCACTTCATAATCATTTACTAGTAAACGGATATACCCTCCTGCCTCCAACTGATGAAGACAAAACTAAAGTGTGGATGCAAGAGTTAGTTGATTCAATTGGAATGAAAACAATTCAAGGTCCATTTGCATCTTATGTAACAAAAGAAGGTAATCGTGGATTAACAGCAGTTGTAATGATAGAAACATCACACATTGCAATGCATGTTTGGGATGAAACAGATCCTGCATTTATTCAATTTGATTTATATACATGTTCAACATTGCCTGTAGAAAAAGTATTGCAAAACTTAGAAAATCATTTTGGATTATTTAACTATTCAACATTAGTCTTAGAAAGAAGCGATGGATTTAAGATTGTTCCAGAAGAGAAGTGGGATGATGTAAAATGACAATGCCAGATTGGTCACAATGGGATTCTCAAAAGTTAGTTATTGAAGCAGAATATAGACAAAGAATGGATTTCTTTGAGTGGCGTGATTTAGGTATTGCAAACAAATGGATTTCAGAACCATTTTGTGATACACATGACACTGGTTACATGACAGATGAAGAAGAAGAGGCATGGGAAAACGGAGAAGATCCATGTATGCTAGTTTTTAGAATTTGGGAAGATAATATAGAAGTTGTAGAAGGCCAGGAAGTATTATTTAATGAATAAAGAATATGTTCTACTAGACTTTTGGGCTCCATGGTGTAATCCATGCAAACTTATGAATCCAATTATTGATAAGATTGAAAAAGAATATCCTAATCTAACAATAGTTAGAATTAATGTTGATGAAGACACTGCGATGGTAGATAAATATGGCATTCAAACTATTCCAACTTATATCTTAGAAAAAGATGGAGAGATTGTTAGTGCTGTAAAAGGTGCTATGCCAGAATATAGATTCAAAAAAGAATTAGGTCTATGATTAAATATTTATATGACTCTTTTATGGCACTAGACACACTTAATAAAGTAATGGTAGTTATTATGATATTTCTATTGACTTTTACTGTTACAATCACTATACTTGATTATAGAAACAAGGGCAAGCATATAGATAAGAAAAGGTGGTAGCAGTGAAACAAACAGAAGTAGATCCTTTCATGTTAAAACATTTAGTTGATGAAAGAGATAATGCAAAACTTAGTAAAGATCTTAAACTGGGATATAACTATGCTTTATATATGATTAATTCATATTATAAAACTTTAGGCAAAACAATAGATGAAATTATTAATGAACGCCTTGAAAGGCTTGAAAACAATGTCTGAAGAGTTTGATATAACAGAGTATCTTCGTCAAGAAAGAGATGATCAAGATGCTAAATTGGATAAAATTGTTTTTGATTCTTTACATCGTAGAGAAATTATGATGGCACAAAGGATCATTGATGAGAATACCCTTTGTTTGTCTGGGGTAGAACCATGTGATTTCTGTAGAAAAGAATTGGATTTAGAATGATATATTATATAGCATTACTAACAACATTACAAACAGCATACATTGTATATAAAGAATACAAGTTATGGTATTACAACAAATATATGTGGTGATCAAAAGTTTGGGTTCGTCTAATGGTCGGACTCCTGCCTCCGAAGCAGGTAATATAGGTTCGACTCCTTTACCCAAAAAACAATATAAAGAAGGCAATATATGAGAAATGATTATGAAATATTTATAACAGATCGTAATACAGTTTTATCTTTAGATGAAGATGAGGTGTATTTTTTTAATACAACAAATTTTGATAATGATGATTTTAATGCTTTAAAAGACAATAATATACAGTACCTAATTGATAAAGGACTTGCTCTTAAGTTTGATTCTGAAATGATATATAGAATGTATTTAGGTTTTGTCAATAAAAATGTATGTATAGAATGTAAAAAAAGAGTTGGAAATCACGCAGTAGGAAAAGGATTTGGTAACTTGCCAGCATGAATATTATAAAATTTATAACTAATAGGTTTTGGTTAAAAGCCGATTCATTAAATAAGCCAGTTGCAGCAAGCAAAGAAATACCATCCTGGTACTCAAAAGCAGATAGATTTATGAAAGATGAAAATGGTAAAAACTACATAGATCCAGAAGGATATACCTATCCAACTTTCAAGGCTTGCCACCCATTTATGGACAGCATGATTAGCGGTTATGTGTTAAAAACTCCTTGTGATATACACTTTTATATAAATGAAGATAATAAGATATCATGCAGAATAGATGATGAAAAGTATAAAAATTTTTGTACAGACAAGGTACCAATGGATCAATTTCATACCCCTATCGGATATCATCAAGAACATTTTGCTTGGTTTATAGATTGGGGAATAGTGCTTCCAAAAGGTTACAGTTCTTTATTTCTTACACCAATTAATAGGTTTGATTTGCCATTTCTTAATACTACAGGAATAATTGATAATGACGTTACACATTTATCTGGAAACGTTCCATTCTTTTTAGTTAAAGGATGGACTGGGACTATCCCCGCTGGAACGCCATATATACAAATATTTCCTTTTAAAAGAGAAGATTGGAAAGCAGAATACATAAAAGAGGATACTGCTATAATGGGTACAAAAAATCATGACGTAAGTCTTAAATATAGAACTCCTATAAATCAAGGGGTATATAAGAACGAAGACTGGCACAGGAGAGTATATGAATAAAGATTGGAAGCATAGACCTGGTCTAGATCCAGAAACTATTGCAGATATTATTCGTGAGGGTAGAGAAGAAAATGATAAAAAGTTTGAAACATATGCAGAGTATGCTTCTTATATGGTTAAAAAAAATCAAGAGATATTAGATAAACTTGGATCAGATTATGATCATAATGGAATACCATATTGGAATAATAAAGTTCATATTGTCGAAAATTTTATTTCGGCGGAGGAATGTAACGAATTAATTAAATACTTTGATAAACGATCATTTCCTGGACCTGATCCATTAGTTAAATTTGTTTCAATTGCGAACGAATCAGTATACTTTGATATGAAGAATGACAATGAATATCCTGATATAAATCAATCTGTTCATAATACTTTAGATAGAATACAGGAAATATTGTCAGACACATATGATTTGCCTGTAGAAGTCTCATCTTCTAATTATGTAGATATGTCTAAAGGTTCGTCTTTGCCTGAGCATACAGATATGGGTGGCTCATCAGATCCCGTAAATCATACTAGAATAGATGATGACGATAAGTTTGAGTTCTCTGCATTAGTCTATCTAAATGATGACTTTGAGGGTGGCTATCTTAACTTTCCAAAGGAAGGCTTTAAGGTAAAAACAAAACCTGGAAGTCTAGTATACTTTAATGGTACTACAGAACTATTTCATGAAGTAACAGAAATTTTGGAGGGTAATAGAAAGAACATTGCTTCTTTTTATAAACGTAAAAAATGAATAATACAAGTAGCAGGGTTCATATTATAGAAGATTTTATTTCATTAGATGAATGCAAAAAGTTAATAAAGTATTTTGATAAAAGGTCGTCTCCTGGTCCTGACCCTAAAAACTATTTTGTATCCTTGGCAAATGAAGCAGTGTACTTTAATATGCAAGATGATAACGATTTTCCTGAAATATCTGTGCATGTTCATAATATATTAAAAAGAGTAGAAAGTATAGTTTCAAGTACATATGGTATTGATATAGAAGTAAGGTCTTCTAACTATGTAGATATGAGGAAAGGTTCTATTTTAAGATTACATTCCGATATGGGTTCATCATCAAGTGATCCTATAGTTCATGTTCCAATAATTGCTAGTGACTATGAGTTTTCTGCTATGGTTTATTTAAATGACGATTTTGAGGGTGGTTACCTTAATTTTCCTAATGAAAATATAAAATTAAAAACAAAACCAGGCACCCTTGTATATTTCAATGGAGAAGTAGATTTACCACATGAGGTTACAGAAATACTTGAGGGTAGTAGAAAAAATATTGCGTCATTTTTGAGAAGAAAAAAATGAATAAGATATATAACTTCTATCACTTATGGGTAGATGGTAACTGGAAAGTGCCATTAAATGATCATATAGACTATCTAGAAAGTTCTTTGTTATATGGCAATATTGAAAAGGTATATGTAGGATTAGTTGGTAATATATCAAACAGAATAATGGCTAAAGAATATATAAGATTGAATGCTGGTAAAAAATATGAAATTATTGTAGAGGCTGATTCTGGGTTCGAACAAATTACTCAAGATGCTATGGTAGATTTTGCACAAGATCATGATGGCTATGTATTTTATAATCACTCAAAGGGTGCTTTCAATGATGTTGAATTTGAACACTCATGGCGTAAAGAACTATATTCAGTTCTTGTAGGTCAATGGAGAAAGGCAGTAAGGAAACTTAGCGATCACTCTATGGTTGGTACATATTATCTTATGCCTAAACATACTGCAATGGAATACAGATTAAAAGGTGAATCAAACGACATCAAATACTCTAGGTTTTTAGACAATGAAACTTGGGAAGAAAAGGGTCATTTTAGTAGCAATTTTTGGTGGACCCACCTTAAATACATAAAAGCATTGGGATACCCACAACGGGTAAAAACTACTACAGACCCATATCTTAAATATGCAGACGACAGGCTTGCTGCAGAAGTATGGACTAAAGATATGAAGGCAGCAGTCGAGGGTATGGGAGATAAATATTCTATATATGATATGCATAAATCATTTCTATTTAAATCATTTGATATTCCTAGACCAGAAGAATATAATCAAAGCATAGATAAAGCATATGAAGCATATACAACTCCTGTAATACTATGGCCATACACAACTGACCCAGATTGGAACTAGGTGTATAATTAATATATGGCCACATGGAAAAGACTTAAGAAATTTTTAGAAGAAATGGCTAAAATAGACAAAGCCACTCACTTTTCACCATCTCCAGTATTTTGGAAAGATGAAGATAAGACTGGAAGGTATCACAATAAATCCGAACTTAGAGGCCAGAAAAAGTAGCGGGTATGCTTAAATACCTATTGACATTAATTCTTATATCTAGTATGCTTATAGGTATGTCAAACATAGTAATCAAGAATATAACCAAAAAATAACCATGCTAAGTAAGCACATTGGTGATGCCTTTGAAGACCTAGTCTTAAAGGATCTAGAAGAGCGTGGATTTCAATTCATCAGTCGTAATGTCTATATGGAGAATACTGGGTGTGAGGTAGACTTCCTTGCTCGTAATGAAAGCACCACCTGGCATGTCGAAGCCAAGGGTGGATACTATGGCAATAAGAAGCGACCAGGAGCCCAGAGAACAGACAATGTCAAGAAGGCCATAGCCAGTGCTACCCTGATTCGTTCTGAGTACCCAGAGGTCTATTTTGTAGCCTATTTTTCTGCATTGCCAAAGGCTGGTAGTTATTCATCAAAGATGATAAATGCAGCATTAAGGCACGGTATATTTAGTGAAGTGGTATATTTATATCAAGGAGAATCATGATTGAATTAATACTATTATCTATAATCTTTCTTATATGGGGTATGAAAGGTCCAAAAGAACCAGACATGCTGTCTAACGGATGCTTGCCTTCTGGTCACAAATTTTCTAGTTATGGAATGTGTACGATATGTGGTGATTATGAAAAGGCATAAAAAATCGGGGGTAGAAATAGAAGTACTATCCTCCCCTATAGACCTAATAATACATACTAAAGTACCAAGTAAATATATATTATTGGATGAAGAAACAGGACAAATATATAGAGGAAATAATAATGGATCTTGGACAAGAATTGATAATGATGGCTATCTAAAATAGAACAATATTGTGCTATATATGATATAAGATATTATTATAATGGATCAAATGGAGTAAAATGGAGGGAAATGGGATATGGGGCATTTGGGGCGGCCGTTCGTAATACATTTACGGGCATTTTATTTTTATCTTCATAATCCTTTTTTATATATGCCCAAATTTTTGTGATTATAGCCCATATAAATGATATTGTCAAGTGTTTTTTGGTACAAAAATTATGACAAATTATGGGCATATTTTTCCCTATTCGTAATACTTTTTAATAGATAATATATTGATTTTGCCCAATAATATATAGATAATATTATATTTTATATTGAGTCATAATATATAGGTCCCATGCATGAAGGACTATATTGAATACTTGCTTCTACTGCTATTCTTAGTCTTTTATTTATATCTTTGTACCCCCGAGTTGTGTAAAGGGAACCGAAGGCGATCAGGCCCCCCGACCCAATAGCACCTTCGGTGATTTCATTCAATTGAAAATCGGTTGAGTCAAACTCGAATAAGCGGCCACGCACAGCGATCAAGGCCAGGACGCCGCCATCCTTGTCATCGGCGGGGGAAGTAGAAGGGGAATATAAATTAATAGCATTTTTAAAAGCAAGACAAAACTTTGTTCTCATAAATCTAGTTAAATCTTTATTATGTATATTAATAGGATCTGGAAGATCTATAGAATGTAATAATTGTCCTAATCCAGTTTCTCCTGCATATCCAATTAAATACTTTCCATTTCTTTGGATCTTTGGATCCATAATTGGAAGAATAATACTATCATCAGATGCCCCCGAATCCGCTGCCATATAGACTTTGCGGGGGGTAGAAAGATTATCCACTATACCTACTATACAAGTCATTAATAATCCCTAATATAAATATACCTTGGACAATAATAGCATATATCGTAATACCCTGTCAATATGCCATATATGCATGTTCCATGCAAACTATAGGCAATTTCGTAATATCTTCGTAATATAGATATATTGACAAATATGGGAAAAGATGATAGGAAAAAATTTAAATTCCTGGCCCAGGAGCCCAGGCTGCTGAGAGCCTAGGACCCCTTGGTCCAACCTAAATCTTCTGCATCATCTTCCGTTAGGCCTAGTTCGTCTAGTTCTACCTCACGGATCATTTCATCTATTGACTCAAAGAATTGATTAGGGTCATTACCAAAAATATCTCTAACCATATCTTCATATGTTTCCTCAATATGTAACTCACCAATACCATGAACACTTGGAACCATATCCATAACTAGTGCGTAGGCTAAAGGCACACCCATATCGTGTTGGGCAAAGAAGTCATCGAACTGACCACTTCTTCTATACCTATGAGAGAAGTCACAAATAAGTTTTGCCTGCTCTTTAAGACGAGCCTGATTTCTATCTTTAGTAGCCAATTATCTCACCCTCGCTAGTAATGCGTTCTTTGTATTCACTCGATGATACCATAAGTCGTTCTGGTATGTCAATACCTCTTCTATCAAGAGAATAGTTTATGCCGTCTGCAAAGTTCTTAGCAGTCGCTAGGATAGCCATATTCTCATCTGTAATATCATCTGGTATAGCAAACTTCCATTGGTTCTGAGTTATATGATTATTAGCAAATAAGTCAATAATCTTCTTTGATATTTTATTGCTTGATACAAACATTTATACCTTTCTCCAAGTCCATTATATAGTCGGGGGGTCGTTTTGTCAATCGCCTGCTACTAGTACTACGTACTTGTCATCAGGGATAGATATTATCTTAGTTTCATAGTAGTTATCTAGGACCACCACATCAAACCCACTGTCAGTGGCCATTAGATTGACTACCTCATAGACTTCGCCCTTAACCCTTATTAGATCCCCTTTTTCAAGGTAGTTAGGTAAGACGCTATCTATTACAATATATTCATCCATGGTCAACATTATATATCCTATTCTTTATCTAGTTGTACTTCTATATCTAATAATTCATCATATGGTTTTGCTGTTACCATATACCCGATTCTGTTGACGAAACCCCAGTGATTAATAATGCACGTGGTGCCGTCTTCTTTATCTATGTAAGTCCAGATACGGTTTGGTTCTTCTTGGCCTACAGAAGCCACGAAGTCATATTCAGGACCGTAGGTCTCAAACATGATACCTCCAGACCAGTTATTGAATGAAGCATTCTTATCCAAGTGATTGACCTGTGGTTTAAAGAAGTGCTCCCACTCTTCCATGGTTAAGATAACCTTTCCATAGTTAGGTGAGTCTGGATTAATATCTGGGTCTAAGCAACTGCACAACTCATTGCCACAGAAGTCACAGCCTTCTTCGAATTCTTCACTCACTGCCATCATCCTCAATGACAACGTTGACTGTGCATTCGTCTAAAGCCCCGTCAGAATATTGAACATGGTCCATATAGTTCATATCCATATATTCTTGGATTGCTGTTTCTAACTCATCAGTATCATCAAAGTCAGTCATATCGTTAAATGCTGGATAGATATCTGCAATCTCTTCAGCAGACAAACTTACAGTTGCCCACATCTGAAGATTGACTTCAACACTGTCTATGTACTTAGCCATTCTGTTTTCTCTCCCAGTTTAGTCGGTGCCATTGAATATCATATAGCAAGTTGGACACTTCCACAAGTGCGTCCATTCTTGCACACATAACATCCAATTCTTCTTTGGTCCAAGTAGGCATATCCATTTGCCATGAAAGATCAGCCATAAGGACTTTTAATCTACCAGATAATATTTCGTCTGTAGATATATTGTATTTGAAGTAAGCCTCTAATTGTTTTAGTTCTTTATCTTCTATTTCTTCTACCATGCTTTTACCCAACCTGTCGGAGGTTCTGGAGTTGTATCTTCTTCCATAGCCTTAATAGTAGTTTCATTTGGAATGTGGTTATCCCAATGAGAGTCTACTTCACCTTCAACAACTTTGCAACCCTCTGGCATATCTTCACTACCAAAGTATGCGTCATAGGCTTTGTATGCTGTTTCTTCATCTGGTGCTTCTATGTGATACCAAGTACCAGATAGTACATTAAACTTTGGCATTAGTAACCTGCCTTACATTCTGAGTTGTGACCAACTGTAAAGTTGCAACCACATACCCAATGATGACAATTGCATTTGTCTGACATTATTCCTCCACCATAATCATATAGGCTAGTACTTCTAGACTATTACAATCCACACACTTACAGTTAACCACATGACCCTCTACTTTGTCAAGCATGTTCGTAAGTATTTTTTCAAGGGGGTATTCAAGATCAAAATCAAGCATAATGTCCCTCTCTAACATAAATAGAATAAGCCTGGGCAAATCTATCCCATTGTCTTAATCTATCACAATTAATACAATAAAACAATCCTGGAATATCTGAGCATTCCCATTTACAATTGTCACCTTGTTTGGTATCATACCAACAAAGACTAGATCCCTGCATCTGTGAATCTCCTTTCAATCTCTTCTAACAGATCAGTTTTCCACTGTCTATGAATTCCATCTACATCAAAGTCCCAAAACTCTAAGGCTTGGTCATGAACAAATCTGGTAACGTCCATCCATGCAGTTTCACCCTTAAAAGTTTTAGCATGGCGACCATTTAGTCTAACTTTATAATCAGCCCAATAATCTTCGGGGTTAACAAAAACTTCTAATCCATTTTTACTATATATGTTTACATACTTACTATTCATATACCACCTTAATCTAGTCGTCTTAATCATATTAATGGTTATGGGCAAAATTGTCAATGGGCTCGTAAAGGCATATCGTAAAGGCATATAGGACTGTATTAACCTGTGGATAACCTGGGGATAGAAATTTAAATTTTCGGCGATCCTGAAGAGACTTGAACTCTCGACCTCCACCGTGACAGGGTGGCGTTCTAACCAACTGAACTACAGGACCAGGTAGGGCAGTTTTAAGTGTTGCCCAGCACTCTATTTTATTTTACTCCAGCAAGTTGTTTTACTTGACGGAATAGTTTATTCTTGTTTGCATTACGCATGGCGTCAAAACCACTTGCGTTTGCAAACTTTATCTCTTGACCTTTTTCACCTTTACGAGTCATACCAAAATAGTCTAGGCGTTCAGTTAAGGCATTGAATACACCCCATGCTGTGCCTTTGATATTTTGTTGAGTAGGTGAGTCAAAATAGATATCATTAACTAGTGAGATGTTGTTATCCCATTTTGTTAATTGTGCTTTTTTATCCTTTTCTGGCTTTGGATAAATAGTTGTTAAGATGTCATAGAATTGTTTATCTGTGACACTTGTTTCGAATAGTGCTTTTGCTTCTGCTTCGAAGTTGTCCATGTATTGAAAGGTAAGCCCTAGTGCTTCTCTGGCTACTTGTAACTTGCCGTCAATAGATTGTGTGTGTCTCAACTTGAAAGATTGCTTTACAGCACCTAGTGCAAGGTTGAGAGTATTTTGACATACTACACGCACAGGAGTAATGCTAGCCTGTAATGAAACAGAGCCATCATGTGAAGTGTGAACTAGTAAATATGTTTTTGTAGTATCGTTAGCACCTTGTGGGTCTAAGGTAAATTCTCTAGGAATTACTAAAGAGCCGAATACTAAACGACCACCTTTGATTGAGCCAGCAGATTCCCAACTTGCTCCACCATCTAATAAGTTATCGCCAAATTCGAACAATTGTTCATTTTGTACGACCTTGTATTTATTGCCAACGACACCTAAGATATCTTTGCCGTTACCAAATGGATTTGTACGAGTAACAAAATAGTTTGTTTTATCGTTATTGTATCCAATAGGATTTTCTACTTCTAACAATTCGATATCCCAATTAGATAGTTTTGCACTATCTAACATTGTAGTTGTAGTTATGTGTTCATCTTTATCAAATAACACATTAGCAAGACCATGCCAAGCAGGTGCACCTCTAAGTGCAAATGCCACTTCACCATCTTGCATTTCTAAGGCGTGTGCCATAGTTTATTTCCTTTCGTAGTAGATGACACAATCTTACAGGATAACCCAGACAAATGCAAGCCCCCTCGTAAACCGTGCTAAATTCTGTGGATAACCTGGGGACATCCTGTGGATAAAAATCTAAATTTTTTTAGGATCCACCGCTGCAGATCGTTTAAACCTGCAACGGTCGACACTACTCTACCAACTAGAGTTTACCAACTGGATGAATAGATAAAATCCCATTCTTTAGGGAATTCTTTCAAAACCCTTTCTAATTGGTCTATAGTATCTTGTAAGTCTCCAAAATAGTATTCATTATATTCATATGAACCAAAAAAGAATCCCTCTTGTGTTGGTAATAAATTAACAGCCTCTTCTTTTTGCATTAACACTATCTTGCAAGTATCAATTAATAATTGTAGTTGGTCTCGTGATACTGAATATTCTCTACAGTCATCCTTACCACCTTGGACGTGTTTAACGAACCATGCATGAATTTGGTTGGATTTTCTCCAATAAGCAACGTTGACTTCTAGTGTTGCAGTATCTAAGGCAAAGGGTGCTGCTTTAACCAATGTGTTATAAAGTTCAGGCCTAAAGTAATCTTTGCTTGAAAATTGTCTTGCATTCAAGTACATATCTAATCCCATTTATTTTCCTTTTTTAGTAGGGTGTTGTGAGCAGTTTAACAACATGCTCAGGTTGTTGTCAAGTGCCTAGTGACTACTCATTTCGTATAGGCACTCGAACTCTATAAGTATCTACTTACAGATTGGTAAGTTGAGGTTGAGACTACTTCCTCATCTGACATAGATAGCATGCGAATTGCATTTGTTATTTCTGCAACTCTATCTTCATAGCCACCAATGTAGTTGCGACCATAACCAGTTGAACTGAAAGGGTCTTTTGGTGCTTCTGGTTCATCTGGTAGTTTGGTTCTGTCAATCTCTACTTCTACTTCAACCCTGAGATTAGGGTCTTGTGTCCAATTTCTAACCAAGACAGATTTTTTGTTAGATGAGGTTATGTCAAAGTTTGCAAAGGCAATCTGAGCACACTTCTCTTTCCACTCTTTTATATCTGTTTCATATTTGCTAAACGCTAAATCATAGTTCATTTTTGCGTTGTGCATTTCTTCTAGTTTTACTTCTAATGCTTTGATAACCTTAACTCTGGCTATCTTTACATTTATTGCTTTTCCCATTTGTTTTCCTTTGTTGGTAGGGTTTGTTAGAATAAACATAGCATAATACTAGGCATAGGTCAAGAAACCTCATAACCTTAATAAGTGTGATATTGGTCACAATAACCTGTGGATAACTTGGGGATAAGAATTTGGATTTTTGCGGGGGTATTTAGGATCTATCTTCCATCTATAAATCTTGCACTATCATTTTCTTCTTCCCATATAGACTTATTATTTATGGCTTCTATATAACCAACAATACAGCCTACTATTGGAAGAAATAAGAAACAAAATAAAAGAATTAGCGTTGTTCCGTATATCATTTTTTACTCGCAGAGAATAGTATATTATTCCTTCCTACTACACATTGACTACATTTTACACATGCAGAACCACCTTTGTCAATAAGAGGAATTTTCTTATTATTTTCTGGACATGGAACACCTGTCTTATTAACTAGAGATAGTAATTGTTCCTTACCCATAGCGAATGTGTCAGCAAGATATGCTAATTTTATTCCATGGTCATTAGATAGTATCTTAGCATTATCAACATTATCACTATCTGTTGAATAATATAAAGATAGGTTAGGAATATTCTTTAACATTAAAGCAGCAGACATAACTCTTGTATATACCCAGAATTTTATGTCTTGATTATTTATTATGACATATTGCCATGCCCTTGTATATGTATCATTAAAGAAATCGCCGTCCCAGTGAATACGGAATAATTTTTCTGCACCTCTTTTATCACAATCTTTTCTAAAGTCATTTATCATATTTTCTAATAAATCTACCATAGTAGGTTCATCAGCGTCTTTCAATAATTCCCAGTTATGCAATAGATTAGCCTTGACAGCCTTGTATAGTTTTTCTAACTTACCTGCATAGCAGACTTTCTCACATATGGATGTAGCACTAGGGCATGAATAATTTTTTCCAGCAGGTAGACCGAATGTGTTTTGTATTAAACTACCATTACCAGCATTATTAACTAGGTTAGTAACTTTTCTATCGTGTGAGCGTTTTAACTTATTCATTTTCATCCTTTAAGTAGTCTTTCCATATCTTAGCATTAGACAATCTTTTTTGTCTATCCTTAACCTTATTTTTATGTATGCCACTAGCCCCTGAGCGTCTTAAACCTTGCACATGGGCTACTTTTCTATCCTTATATGTGTTACTCATAAAATCACATTATCATAAACCACCGACAAAATCAAGGGTGGGGCTGTGGATAACCTGGGGATAAGAATTTGGATTTTTGATCGCAGTTGGATGTAGGTTGGAATCCAGGATGATTACACAGTTCAAACCAACCTACACCACAATGTAGTGCTCCCGACTCAGGGAAAATGAATTAAACCTAAGTCGGGAACGATTAGTTTCTAAAGAGAAACTGAAACTACCTTAAACTCTGGTTGGATTGTTGTCCAGCGTTCTTTACCTCGAACATCTAGACGAACACGCACCGAGCCAGATGGGTTCTGAACAATTTCCTTAATTGTTCCTTTTACGCCACTCTTTTGAGTCTTGTATTCTTGACCAATCGTTAGAATAGTCATTTGCTTCCTTTCGTTGTTGTTAATACCAATATATAACATGGGTCTGACAAATGCAAGCATATTTCCCTGTGATTTACATCACACCGTCATAAATCAGACATTTTGCTGTGGATAACCTGGGGATAAAAATTTGGATTTCTGGATCCAGGGATTTTATTTATCCTCATGTTTAGTAGTTGCTAATTCAATTAAAGTGCTATTCTCTAATTCTGTTAAGAATAACATTTGCATATTCATTAGAAATAATTTTCTGGCATCTTTATTATCTACCATTTGTTCCCACATTTCATCTGTTTCAATCCAAGACTTTAGTGTGTTCACAATAAAATTGCGTTCTTCTGCAATCTCATCTATTAAATCATTTTCTAATTGTTTATCAAATACTTCATTAACCATTTTATGTATTGGCTTTTCTTTAGGCACTTTTCACTCCCGATAGTAGTAGGTCTATATTTCTAACCATTTTGTCACAATGCTCTGACAATCTCATTATTTCTTCATCATAGGTTGTTTCACTATAAGTTGCAATCTCTTGTAGTTGATAACCAGATGTTTTTAGTTTGCCTTGAATTGTTCTTAGTAGTTCTACCCAATGTGCCTGCATTATTCCTTACCCTCACAATCTGGACACACAACACATCCGTCTGGATATATGTGTCCTCCGTCTTCATCATAGTTTATTTCATCATTACAAATTATGCAAGTAGTCATTAGTAGGATATACAATCGTGTCCGTCTAACAATTCACTTGCTTCTAGTTCATCAAATATGTCGAACTTTTTGTTACACTCTCCACATGTTGCTATCATTTTACCCAGCCCTCTTGTTCTGCTTGTTCTCTTTTAAGTAGTAAGGACTCTGCAACTTTTCTTGCTAAGTTCCATGCACCCTCACCTCTAACATTATATACATCAGCCCCGTCAAGAATTACACTAGCCCATGAGCCGTCTTTACTTTCAAGAGTCCACAATGTTTCATCTTCATATATTTTTTGCATATCACCAAATTGTGTAATAGTGCCTGCATACCATAGTTGTGTTGAATTACTCATTATTTTACCTCACTTAGTTTTTGGTTAAGTTTATCACGATAGCGTTCTACTTTTACATAGACACTAGGGTGATGAATTCTTGACTCACATTTATGACATAGCCAATGTATTCCAACTTTAGTGCATACTACACAACTTTGTAAGTTGATTATATTATTCATTTATTTTTTCCTTTTCTTTTGATAATTCATAGTCTAGCCCACATGGCAGACAAAGAAACCAATCTTTATCCGACACATGCACAATTTCATATTCATCACAGAATAGGCATTTGATACCTTTCCATTTATTTTCTAACATTAGTAACCACACTTAGCCATAGCACAATCGTAGCAGAATACCTCATCACTAAGATAATCGGGGGTATTCATTTCAATGTCAATTTCACAATCCCAACATTTTGCAATATATATAGTTTTCATTATTTATTACCTTTCATTTCATTTTGTAGTGCTAACCACAATTCTAATCTAACCATATCAGAAGCCTCTGACAAATCTGTAACGGACACGCCATTTTCGTCCATATCTATTATTTCTATATAACCCATTTTTATATCCTAACTTTTTATCTTATATAAAAATCCTAGCATAGGGGTCTGACAATATCCACTCATAAAACGGCGTGTCTAAAAAAAGTGTAACGCAGTCGGGCGTGTCGTGATCCTTGTGTATATCCTGTGGATAAAAATCCAAATTTTTGTCGGTGGCTCATGATAGATTCTAATTAAATGAAAGGATATAAAATGGTAAATTGCTCATGCACATCAAACTACATGTGTCGTTCATGTGCCAGAGGTTATAACTAACCTTTGGTAACAGACAAATAGGACACAAAATCTAAATTTTTTGTGATAAACGTCACAAAATAAAGTGTAACGCAAACACGGCGTGTCGCCCCTAAATTGTCAGACCCCCCATTTATGATTAAAGTATAGATAGAAATTAAGGAGGTATCCAGATGAGAGGATACGTTGAAGCCCAAGAGGCTTGGGAGGCTGAACTCCCAGAGGGTGTAGAGCCTGATTACGACCAGTTCTACAAAATCTTTAGAGGCGAATAGCCACTAGATTTGGTCTCTGGATGAGCCTAGGCAAATAAGCCCAATCGGGATGAGCCCTAGCAAATAAGCCAGAGACACGCAAGACCCCCTCCCAAATCTGTCGGGGGTATATGATAGGTTTAAGTTATTACTAGAAAGGTAAGAAAAATGGATAAAGATACAATGCTAGAGTTAATTCACAGCGAACTCAATGCCGAATATGGTGATAGTATGTTAGCAGACTACGCACTACTAGGCACATTAAAATCATTAGTTACTGATGAACAATTAGTTCAGTTAGTTAAAATGAGAGGTTGGATAAATAGATGACAACTATTGCATGCTATAAATGCGAAATAGATATTCCAATATCTACCCCTATACACGACAATAAATACGCACTATGTTACGATTGTGCTATGGATAAGGCAGGTTACTAAATGAATTACAAACTATGGCTAATAGGTCACAATGTTAAACACTTTATTGAAATGCGTTGGCTAGATGTTAAGTATGCCAATGATGAGACATGGCTAGCAATACTACTAGTTAGCACATGGATATTCTGTGCATATGTAGCGAGTGTGAACTAATGAAACTAACGCAACGAGGTAAGTATGTTATGGTCATCATCTACACGATAGTGATGACGCTACTACTAGTCGGGGTATATGATAAGTTTATAAGTGGTCAATCATGTATAGATAAATACACAGCCGATATATTAGCAACACAATTTCTATATAGCGAGGGTATAGATAGAGACCATGCTATTACTGCTATATATAACAATGGTGGTTGGGTAGAAAATGAATACGAAGAACTAGAAGAAGTTGTATTCCCTTGCCTTAAGAATGAGGGACTAGTCTAGTTATGTGCTCACTAATTAATTTTGGTGAGCATTTTTATTTTACGCATCGTACAAGAAAGACAAAAATTCAGATTTTCTTAAAAATGGGTTTACAATATTTCTACGGATCTATCAAGAGACACGCTCTCTGAGAATCGTAAAACCCCTTGTTCTGCGAGCAGGGGGTTCTTTATTTGACAAGTTGTTTTAACC